CATTAAGACATACGGTGGATACACTGCTATGACTCGTCAGTTGATTGAGCGTTCATCTGTTGCTTATGTAGATGCAGCATTCAGAGCAATGGCAGCAGCCTATGCAAAGAAGACAAACAATGTCGTTAAGGCATACATCAACTCACTTGCTACAACATCTACCTCATCAGTAGGTGCTTGGACAGCAGATGCAATCATTGAAATGCTTGCAGATTCAGCAACTAAGGTTAACAACGAAACAGGTAAGGCACTGGAGTTCATCCTCTGCTCATCTGATGTATTCAAGCAACTTGCTAAGCAGGTTGATGGTGTTGCTCGTCCAATCGCAGCAGCAACAAATCCTTCAAATGGATTTGGTTCAATCAACCCAGTTGGATTGACTGGAAACATTGCTGGTCTACCAATCGTTGTAGACCCATCACTTGCAAATGGAACACTTCTAACAGGTGCTTCTTCAGCAATCACAACTTATGAATCAGCAGGTGCACCTTTCCGTCTCAATGATGGAGATATCACCAATCTGACACAGCAATTCTCAGTGTATGGGTACCTTGCAGTAGCAGGACATGACCCTAAAGCACTTGTAAAAGTTGCTAATCCACTGGACTAATTAGGGGAAATTAAATGGACTGGACTGACCTCAAAGCGTATGTAGGTGCTTCTGACTTGGATAACGAGTTTGCAGAAGAATGCTGGGATACAGCAACTGACTTAATTGCATCTTATGTGCAATCAACAAAGGTGCCTACCCAGATTCTAAAGCGTTGCTACCTTGAGGTTGGTTCAGAACTATTCCACAGACGCTCTGCTCCAATGGGAATCTCACAATACTCAGCATATGACGGAGCACCTATCCGTATTGCAAGAGACCCATTAGCAGGTGTCTACCCACTACTTAACCGTTACATGGTGAGGTTCGCATGAACATTTCAGGTATCAAAGAAGATATTGCAAATATCCTAAGAGAAGAACTACAGAATGTTTATAAGTTCTCACCTGCACGACCAATAGCACCTTGTGCAATTCTTGAAGCAGGGTTTCCTTTCATCAGTGTTAATGATGATGAATATGAAGCCATCTATTCAACTAACTGGAAGATTCTTCTACTTGTACCAACAGCACAAAATGATGTTGAGACAACAGGACTTGACTCCTTATTGGATTCACTTGTCCCATTGATTTGGGCAAACACAGCAGTAGCGAAATTAGATGTTGATAAGCCATTTCTTACAGAAGCAAATGGTGCAACATATTTAAGTACAAACATTAACATCACTATAGATTCACAAGGAGGACAGTAATGTCAAGATTAAAAGGAAAGAACATTGTGTTCAAGGTTGGTTCAACTGACTACGCAGGTTCAGTAAAGAATGTGGTCTTCTCATCTGCAGTTGGTGAAATGGGTTTTGGAGATTATTCAGACTCACTTGATTACACATGCACAGTAACAGGGTTCCAAGATTTTGCAGCAGCATCACTATGGACACAGTTGTTTACAAACCCAGGAGCAGACTTAACACTTACATTTGCACCACATGGAAACGCAGTTCCATCAACAACACAACCACACTTCACAGCAACAGGATATGCAGAAACAGTTCCTGATATGGGTGGAGCAGCAGGTGAATACTTTACATATGACTTGACCATCAAACTTGATGGAAAGCCAACAAAAGTAACTGCAGGGGCTTAATAGGTTGCAATGGCAGAGTTCACAGTTGCAGTCAAAGGACTAAGAGAAGTAGTTAGAAGTCTCAATCAATATGAGGGTGCTATTCAGGACCTCAAAGAGGCTAACAACGCTATTGGTTCAAAGGTTGCACAAACTGCCTCTGCTATTGCTCCTCAAGCATCAGGTGCACTTGCTGCATCTGTTAAAGCAAACAAAGCAAAACAGAAGATTCAAATCAGGGCAGGTGGAGCGAAGGTTCCATATGCAGGTGTTCAGGAATATGGATGGGCAGCAAGAAACATTAAGGCTCAACCATTCTTAAGAAGAGCAGCATGGACAAACAGGGAATATACAAGAACACAGTATGTAGCAAACCTGAATGCCATAAGAAGAAAATACATTGGAGGCAATTAATGGACATTGGAAATCTAAAGATGAAGGACCTTGCTGAAGTTGAGAAACTCACAGGTCTGAATATGGATGAATGGGAAACTGGTTCAAAGGTAAAACTAACTATGGCTATCGCATTAGTCATTGGTAGAAAGACTCAACCTGACCTTACTTGGGAACATGTTGAGAACATGAGCGTTGATGAACTAAACGCATTGACAGGTGCAGAACTCCCAAAAGCGACAATCTCTTAGAACTCATGGGTGATTTCTGTGCAGCCACAGGATATACACCATCACAATTCTGGGAGTTAACAAATGATGAAGTTGTCTGGATTACGAAGGGGGTAAAGAAGAAAAATGGCTAATAACATAGTTGTAGACATTGTTGCGGATACACGCAGCCTTGTAAGAGGTGTCAATGAAACTAATGCCAAACTCAATACCCTCAATGGCTCTGTCTCAAAGGTGACAGGTGCCTTCAAAGGCATAGCAGCAGCATTTGGTTTATCAGTAGGTATCTCTTGGTTTAAGGATGCAATCAAGGGTGCTGAAGAAGAAAAGAAGGCATTTGCAGCACTTGCAGCAGAATATGGGGCAGAGGCTGAAGGTGTCATTACCAAGATTAATAATCTATCTAAACTCTTTTATGTAGATGATGGAACTATTGCAACACTGGTCCAAGGCTTAAGAGGAAAACTCAGAGCAGAACTTGACCCTCTTGCCCTTGAGTTAGCAGAAGGCACCATCATTCTTGCTAAGGCTAACAATGTCTCAGTAGAAGAACTATCAGCCAAAATGCAGAAGGTAGTCAAAGACGGCAAGGTAACAGCCACAGAGTTACAGCAACTTGGAATTAAATTAAATGAAGAACAACAGGCAGCCTTTGATAGGGCAGTCAAGTCAGGTAAGAGTGTTCAGTTCTTAGTAGACCTATTGACCAGTGAAGAGTATAAGAAGAAGGCTCTTGGACTGATTACTCCTTGGGAGAAACTCTCATTTACATTCAATGAGATTAAAGATTTAGTTGGTGAGAAACTGGACATACTCATAGGAGTAGGAACCTTCTTAACCATTGCCAAACTTGTAACACCAATCATTCTATGGACTAAGGCTGTTCAGGGTTTAACTCTGTCTAACATTGCCTTGAATATTGTTTTGAATGCAAACCCTATTGGTTTGATAATCACAGGTATAGCAGCACTCATTGCAATCATTATCTTAGTAATCAACCATTGGGATGAATTAGGTAAGGTCTTCTCCAAGGTTGGTGGAATGCTTGTAAACCTATTCAAGGGGATAGTAGATACCTTTAAGAAACTCTTTGTTGGTGTTGACTTGGTAAAGCCATTTAAGCAACTCATTGACAATGTATTAGGTTTCCTTGGAGGACTTGGTTCTGCCTTCTTCAACATAGGCAAGAGCATTGTTCAGGGCATGATTAACGGTATTGGCTCCATGATTTCCTCAGCCATTAACGCTGTTAAGAATGTTGCCTCAAGCATCACAAACGGTATTAAGAACTTCCTTGGAATCAACTCCCCATCAAAGGTATTCATGGGCATAGGTTCAGGCATCACAGAAGGCTTGATTAAAGGCATTGATAAGACTGCATATTTAGCAGTCAGGAGCGTAAAAGACTTGGGAGCAAGTCTGGCTATCCCTATGGAGTTATCTCCTATGGGCAGGGTTGGAATCGCAGCCCCTTCAGCATCTGCACAGTCCATCACAGTAAACATCTCTGCTGGTCTGGGTACTGATTCTTATGAACTTGGAAGAGTTGTTAGTGCAGCATTAGAAAAGTACGCAGGTGTGAACGGTAGATGAGATTACAAGACGAATTAACTTTAGAACTTAGAACCTTTGTAGATGGTCTGTTTACCCTTGGTACAGACAGAATCAACCTTGCTGTAATTGCATCTGATGAACAGTTGATGGATGACAATTTATATGAGTGGACAGAGATTATGGATGGTGTTCTATCCATTGATATAAAGAGAGGGGTGGACACCTATACAGGTGCCTATGCCCTTCCTGTGCCTTCTGTAGGGGTCATGCACATTGTTACAAGGAATAAGACTCTTGACCCAAATGTAAATATTTATATGGTCCCTAAGACAAAGGTACGCCTACGCAGGGGTAATGAAATTATCTTCCAAGGAAGAATGAATAATCAGTTTGTTGATTATAGAAGCGACAAAGACAATCCACTTATCTCTTTTGATGTGATGGACCCTATTGCAGACTTACAGCAGACCATGACTAAGTTATCAAGTCTTGGTGCACATGGTTCACAGACATGGAATCAAAGACTAACTACCTTATTTTCTAACGCAGGTAAGGAAGATTTACCTAAGCAGATATTTGGTGGGGGAAAGATTAAACATGGGTACTGGGAAGATGACAGAACTCTATGGGAAGCCTTAGTCCTTGCATCTAATACAGAAGGTGGATTTATCTTCTATGACAAGGAAGGTGTGCTCAAGTGCTATGCCTCAGAGACTATTCCTGTAGGTACAACCCTTATGGAGTTCAACAATGAGGACACCACTAAGTATGGGTATAAGAACATTGCCCTTGACTACAACATCCAATCAACCATAAATGAAGTAACAGGCTCTAATAAATATGGATACTTTGTAAAGGAGTTCCAAGAGGACCCAGAGACTTTCTATGGGGAATTCAAAACGGTAGAGAAGATAGTCACAGAGACTATGGACCCTAAGAGAAGACAAGCCCTAATCAATAGATATGGCACTCATGCTCTCAATGTTGAAACTAACTTTAATCTTGCAGAAGATGAGAACTTCCATACTTCATGGGCAAATAGCATTCTTAACAAATGGCAGAAACCAACTCCACTGGTTAAGGAAATTGAATGGGACGGTAAGAAAAACCCATCATTAGCAGCATCTTCAGAGATATTGGACAGAATCAAAGTTCATCATAAGACAGAATCATTTACTTATGAAGAAACTCTTACAACCATTGGTGTGCAACATACATTCAATGCTGACCAAGATACATGGAGAGTAAAATTTATATTGTTTCCAAGGAGTAGATTTATATGACAATTAGATATATTGAGTTTGCTGACGGTAATGTTCTTACAGCAGAGCAGTTACTTGATGTTCAAGACAATGGAGTAGTACAGGTAGATACCTTTGCAGAACTCACAGCATTAAATCCCACAGTCAATGCAGCGTATGTAGAAGCAGACCATGCCTTCTATGTTAAGAAGGCTGATAACTCATGGGGTTCAGTAGGTGGACTTGCAGTTGTTCAAGCAGCAGCACCATCTGCACCACAGGTAGGACAG